TATAACTCGGAGTGTTTAGAGTTACGGTTGGTGCATCTGCGTCAAGTGTCACTATGACCGTTCTTGTTGTTGTTCCTATATTTCCAACTCTATCGGTAGCTGAATAGTACACTGTGTAAGTACCTGCAGTCGTTTCATTTACCGCACTACTATCTATGGTTACCACTTCACCCCCGTCACTCGTGGCACCAAATTCTACGTATGGTTGGGAAAACGTCGGTGTGACTGTATCATTATAAATGAGATTTACGGGGTTGGCGCCATTTAATGTTATCACAGGGGCCACTGTATCTTCTATGACTGTTACGAAACGTTGAGCTGTCCCTACATTACCGGCCGTATCGGTAGCACTATATGTTACCGTATAAAAACCTTCGACCACGGGGTCTACGGTAGTTACTGTCACAGATGAACCACCACTGATAGGTGCTCTAGTAATCGTCGTACTAACCGGTAATGAACCATCTTCTATATCTGTTGCGGAGGCACCATACTCCGTATACGTTTCGGAGTAGTTGTTTTGAATATTATAGAACAGTTCTACATTATTGTAACTCGGAACATTAAGAGTCACGATAGGAGCATCAGCATCTTCTTTAACGATTACACGTCTTATCGCGGTACCTGTATTACCACTACTATCAGTTGCTGAATATGTAACATTGTAGTAACTTCCCCTTTCTATATCTATATCACTAATTTCTACTGGATTGTTCCCATTAGCGTCAGTTTCAAAAATAGTAATTGTCACGGTTTCACCCGTATCAGCGACAGCGCCGAATTCGACGTATGGTTGTGAATATGTCGGCGTGACAGTTGTGTTGAAGATGAGTTCAATTGGGTTTTGTTCCGGGAAGTTTAGAGATATGACAGGTGCAGTTGTATCAACAACGTTCACGATTCTAGTAAATGCTTTATGATTCTGGATTCCATGTTCACTCACTATATTGTAATCGAAACTATACGTTCCAACTGTATTTATATCTAGGTTGTTACTACTTTCAAATGTGAAATCGGGGTCTAAAGCGATTCCTGGATCAACAAAAATTTGAGTACGCTCATGTGTGATTGCTTCGTTGCCAACGAGCAATTTATTTATATTTGGATTTGGGTAATCTTTCACATCTCGAAGTTTTCCCGATTTTCCGTTACCATACAGGGGATACAGCAGTTGCGCGGTACCATTTTCAATCTTCAAGACATTATAATTTTTCGCATAAACGAATAGATCATGTTGATGAGTCCACCCAGTTTTGAAACCTTCTACTGTCAATAACTGATTTTTTATGGTTGAAAAGTTTAATTGACCGGTTGGTTTCCAATTTTCGGGGTTAACTCCAAAGCTTTTTAAATAGATGCGTCTGTTGAGAGCGACGTGTGTGTGATACTTAGAAGCTGGTAAGGCTCTGAGAAAATGTGACGGGAATTCACCAACCCCGTCCACGGGTATGACGTCTTCGTCGTCAAGTTTCAACGATACACTTTTTATAGACTCCATAACAGGTTGTGGATATTTACTTGATGTGAAAACGTAATTCGTTTCTCGATTGCCATAATTTCGGACGAATCCATCAAAGTCTGTGAGACCTTGAAAAAAACATAATTCAGATGTATTTGTATTCGAATCTTGTAATAATTCGAGTGCACGTTCGTTATTCTTTTTTGTGATGATGAACAATTCCTTGACTGGATTACAAAAGTTCAACTTGAATTGATTTTTCTGGGATTTTTGAACATAGTCGTCGTCATAGTATCGCCCTTCATACTCTCGCCAGTTGAATGTGTTACGTTGCAATTGCGTGATGATATGTTTTGAGGGTGTTTTTCGAATTTTGACTTCTTCAGTTTTATCCAAATAACCGAGTTCTAATTTCAGTTTACACTGTGTCATGTCTATATTCACATCTGTATAGTTCCTCGGAGTCTTTGTGTCACGTGAAAAAAGCTGGATATTTCCACACTCACTGTTTTCTTGTGAAGATGCGAATTGTGTTAAGGGGTCATAAGACGTATCGGGGAATGGTAACTCCGTTTCCGGATTCCAATCCGCCTTATTCGCCGAAACTGCGATATCATTTCCATCGCTACTTACAGAGATACTTTCTGATGCAAACCCAGCTTGTGCTCCATCTCCGAGTTTTTGACTTACGATTGATTTAAACTCGAAATTACCAGAACTATTGAGTTGATAGATAGATACCCAACCACCAACTGTACCATTGGGTGACTCGTTGGGACCCAAGCTTGTATCGGAATCTGCACCTACAATAAGAGTTTTGTCGTCGTCACTGAGGTCCATCGTTTTACCAAATTCCCATTTCTTCTGTATAGGGTCATCCCATGACGTGTATAAGGGATGTTTGAAATCACGGCTATGTTTCAACCTGTCGTTATATGATGGTAGCTCTGGGTATATCGTTTGGTGTAATTCGTATGTTCCACTTGCTATGGTTATATTCATACTACCACCCATACCTGGGTCATTTTGACAATAGTAATACAAAGGTGTTTTAACAATATCTAGGGGTGGTACGAAGGTTGTGAGGGCTGGTGATGACTGACCTCCACCAGGTGCATTTCCGTTACTTGTTACACCTGTAGTATATTCTGTACCACCCGCGTGCGTACCATCACTCGTCGTCGAAAATTTCAGTGGGTGTCCAGCATTGCTCGGGTCGGACTGGTCAAATGTATATGTCTTATTCGCGTGAAGTTCGATGGTGTCTTGTTGCACACCATTCACAAAAAATTTACCTCCAGACACTGTAATAAGAAGTGTAGTGGTTGTCGTTGTCACGACCTTCTTGTACACATGAATACGCCCGACATTCCAGTCGTCGTTATTTGACTTGTCTTCTTCTGTCTGGCGATCTGGTGGTACCCAATGTGGTTCGGACACTACGAGTATTTGACTCGTTCTAGATATACACAACTTCTGACCAAAGTTATAATTATAGGATGGTGTATCGGGTGGTTGTATCGTTTGAACAATCGAAAATGGCTTTTCCCAATCTTCACGGTATTCGTTGTATGTATCCCAGTTGTTAAAATTCCATTGGTAAATTCTTACACCACCTCGGTTATTATTAGAAGTTTTACTCGGAATGAAACTGTACGGAATAGTGATGTTTCTCACGTGTCCCCAAAACAGTGCGAATTGTCCGTTATCTTCTACAGCTGAACGTCCATCTAAAAATGTAGAGCTAAAGTCCGTCGTTTCCCAGTAGTCACTTAATTGGAAATCTGATGTCGCGGATGAATCCTCTGCCGCAGGGCGAGAGATTGATAGGGTTATGCTAGAATTCGGCCATACCATTTGATAAACCCCCCCGATAGTATTATCTATTTTCAGAGTGTTACTAGCCAAAAAGCTATATCCAGGAAATTCATCACCACCATTCCGTTTGTTTGGATACCATGTGAATATTCGCAAATAAGTAAAGTAATCTCCAAGACCCAAACTCGCAACAATCGCTTTACCAGCTGATGATATCCGCGTTATTTTACCAAATTCCCAAAACGAAGATGGTATAGATCTAGGGTCTCTGGGATAATATGACGAAGGGAAACCAGGTGGTACAATAGGATCAACAATTTGAAATATTTCTTTCTGACCAGTACCTGGGATGGGTACCTCTATATAATCATGCATAAGAAAGTGAAGTTCAAGTATACCCTGTGTAAACACGTCACTTGAACGTTTTACCCCTGTCTCGAGTTCTTCTATTTGTTTTATTCGGGTGACATGGGTTGACGCATCTATAGAACTAAAGGTTTCGTTTGGATCCCAGTCGACATGATATCCGTCACTAACAGGGAAATGTGTGAATATCCGAATATTACCACAACCAGGTTGTACTGGATAATTAAGAGAATTACCCGATGGTCTCTCGGGTGCATTTACTATTGTAGATATTTGGTGAAGTGCAGGATTATTGGAGAATGTATATGGAATTCGTACACCCCATGCTTCACCGAGTGTATTGCAAGCAGCTATGTAGCCACGCTTTTTCCAGGTAAAAGGTATAGCGAGTTCGTTCTGTAATCCTATATCTGTGAATGGATTGTCAGAACCACCGTAAACTGCTTCGATTTCGTAATTGTACACATCATTTAAAAGGTTTGGTCCAGTTTTTTCAAAACCAAATGAACGGAATGTTGTCTTATCATAGTAAATGGTATTCAAAACTTCCAACGTTTGTGTACTTAAATAGGGATTTATCAGGGTTGCGTTTTTAGAATATTCCTTATCTCCATCGACAATTCGCATACTAATCGTACCGCTGAGTCTGTCAGGGAATGAACTATAAAATACTTTGGTCACATCCGTTTCTATAAATCGTTCTGGATACCATCTATTTCCACTTAACGATACACTGTCGTATGTTTTACCATAATTATTATTTAAGAAGTCGGGCATAGACCACGAAGGCTTAGCGTACGTATCTGAATATGGGTACCACCCCCTTGTCTTTATTGTCGTATTCCCTCGGTGGATTCCTACCCCACCTTCACCCAACCTTGCACCACCGATAGAGGCACCTTGGTTTTCATACCAGGGAGTGTTATTGAATTTGTAATACGAGTATACAGTCCTATCCCATCCTTTTATGAGTTCGAGAAAAATTGGAGATCCAGAACGTAACCAACTTTCATCGTAGTACGTAGGAATTGGAAAGTTTGCACATTCTTCGCCATACAAATCGGACGTTTTGGAGAATAGGATATCCTTTAGTTCTCGAAACTTTATCTCAACTTCAACTTCCTGTTTTTCTAAGGCGCACAAAGGTAAGGCTAGTTCGGGTGATTTATAAAAGTAGAATGGTATTTCAATTTGAAAATCAAACTTCTTTTGTGTAAATTTCTTAGAGAATGTTTTTTTACAACCATACCAACTTGAAAATGTTGTTTGTGGAATTATTCCAGTTAAATTTTCAACACTTTCTTGCTGCCTTGAGTTATTGAAATACGTCTTCTCTATCGTGATATAGTTCGAGTCGAGACGTTCAATTACTGCACCACCGATGATGAGGTCTGCGTATTCTATGATACCTACACCAGCACCATCTTGATAAAATAGGTTCCACTCGTCAGGAATATCGTCAGCTTTAATCTTGAGTGTTATACTTTTGAGTAGATGACCTATGTTTTGTGGTAAGGTGAACTTTACATTCTTTCCAAATCCTATTGCTTCCTTTTTCAAACCCAAATCTATATAATTGATGGCGAAATTGGGACGCTTTGTTATCCGCTTGTGAAAGAATGTCTTTTCTGGATTTAAAGTTAGATGTGTATCATTTTCACCATATGTTATGACGTCTAACCTACCAGCCATTATTATAGATGAATATTAATATTTTAAGCCACATAACCCACTGTCGAACGAGAGAATGTTATAGTTTACTGCGTACAAGTTTAGGGTTGAATTGTAAAGGTTATTCCAAACCGAATATATAGAATTTGAGTCGGGTGTTTTAAATTTGAAAGTAAACTGTTGGTGGATGATTCGACTCATATTTACATGTCCAGATGGTTCCCCGTTTGACGAATCCATACCGAGAGAGTACACATAGAAAAGACCGTTTTTAACTTTGAACGTCTTGAACCACCCCAACGTATTTTCATCTTGACCACCCGGGCCGGTTAATCTTCGAACTGCGTCGAATGATAGGATATCATTAAGTGGTATGAATGTTTCGTCATAGTACGTCGAGCGTCTGTGCCAAATGAGACTCTCTTCAAGGATATCACTTGGTGCTTTGTATCTTTTTAGAAATTGGTCAGAAGACAAATCAATATGATCACCTGTGAATAAAACCTCATTATTGATTTTCATATTGGCATAATCGAGTTCTTCGTAAATATTTCCACGGTTTGTTAAATTCTCCCATGCATCATGTCTTAGAAAGAACATAAATTCTCTTGTAGGGTGTTTGAATTCACACATAAACGTGTGTTCCTTGTCGATGTCGGAAGAATCTATAACCTTTCTAATGCGTTGTGTCTGTGTTATGATGTACTCGAGGGGTCTCGTCTTGAAAAAATTTCGCTCCATTTCCATAAGATGATGGTAATCGACGTTTAATGAAATTTTAGCGATTTTCAAATTTTCTGAGTAATTCGTAGGCATGTAATTATTTTGAAATTCCACAGGTTCTTTTATTTTGACGTGTACTTCAAGTGAGTGTTTGTACATCGCACACAGGGGGATAGCTAAATGTGGATTTTTGTAAAAGTAAAATGGTAAATCTAGATACAGAGGAACGTCTTTTGAGAAATGGGAATTCACGTTATATGAATCTCGATAGAGAATGTTCAAATCATCTGTCTCACTCGATCTCAATTTCATGTACATAGAGATATAGTCAGTCGTTAGACGATCTATGTGTTGTTTTCCTATAAACAAGTCTATGTAGTCTATAGTTGATTTCACGAACGAATCATAAACATTTAAGGTTATGTCTCGATCTACAAAAATTTTTAGGGTCATATTAGAAATCATATCACCAGATGTCGTAGAAATGGGGGCGATAATAGTCTTACCTCTATCAGGTTCACCATTAAATGGCATTTCCAGGGTCTGGGTTGTAAACTTCGTATGCCGCTTGAAACGATTCACAAAGTAAGACATCTGAGGCTGACCTGTTAAATAGATGTCTTGTAGGCCGGTAACGATGATATCAGAACGCCCAGCCATTCCTATAAAGTAATGACTTTAATTTTTTAACCGAGTAAGTCAATTTCATGTTCATATGTTTGAGAGAGTAGAACAGTTTTTAGGTCTCGCGTAAATGAAATAAACTCTTTTGGAATGTCGCCCCACAAGCGTTCATTAGATACAAAAGCATCAACAGCTCCATCCCTCAAGAGGGGTTCGAGAAGTGTCCAATTGGGCTCATTGTATTTGATTTTAGTACACCCCCTCGCGAACCTTCTTGAGTAGATGTACCACGCAGCGATACTCTTGTAGATGTTTATAGGTTTCTTCCCCTGTTCGAGACACTTCCGAAGAGAGGGTACCACAAACGTGTGAAACTTTGTAAATCCATCCATACAAATTCTATCAAGTTCGTCGAGATTTGTTGCATTTGAGAAACGTTCTTCAACTTTGTCGACGTACTCATAAATATCAAAGGGAATGTCACCCTCGATGGAGGGGATAATCTCCCCATATTGAAGTTGTTTGAAATGGCGTCGGTGTGTCGGGTCATTCATGACTTCATCGAATGTGTCATACCCCGAGAGAGCACCGAGGTAGGCGAGGGATGTATGACCACCGTTAAGGATACGAATCTTGGTCTCTTCGTAGGGTTCAATGTCTTTCGTGATGACAACACCAACTTGTGTCAAGTCTGGAAAGTCTGAAGCGAAGTTATCTTCGATGACCCACTGCCTGTACTCTTCTGTCTGGACGGCGTTGTAACCATAACCTGGAAACCTCTTTTCGACATCTTTGCGGAGAGTGTCGGTTGTTCGAGGTGTGATGCGGTCGACCATACACGAGGGAAACTTGACATTATCCCGAATCCATACAGCGAGTTCGTGTTGGTTCGTGTGATAGAGGTATGCTAGGAACTGTGTCTCGAGGGCGAGGCCATTCTGTCTGATGTTGTCACAGCACAAGATGGTCACAGGTGTTTTACGGTTTCTGAGGCCACATGCCAAGTACTCGAAGAGGGGTGAACCGGGTGCATATCCACTCTCTGTGACGGTGATGGTGATGAGATGAACACTTGGTAAAGTGAGCATATGTTTGGCGATGGTTCTATTCTTCGTCCAGTCGACGTAATCAAGGTGTGACCTGACAACCCTGTACTCCGAAGGGGTCTTCACGATGTAATCGTCAATCTCGCGAAACCCCTCGTCCCTGAGATTGACAGCGACGATACCCCATCTGAGGTCTCCTGTCTTTTCCATGTACTCATCTATGTACATGGCCTGGTGTGCTCTGTGGAAGTTTCCATAACCTATATGTACCACACCAGTTTGACAATCGGACCTGTCGTACATTCGTTAAGTTACTTAGACAAATTAAAATTAATACCTTTAAGGATGGATGATTTGCTTCGAGTCATGCAGATAATAGACAGTCACTCGAATGTTTTACCTGAGGGGGACTACCTCGAATTGTGTAAGCATTTGAAGAATGCGTACAATAAGAGGGCAGACCCAGTGTATTTTTTCAATTACGAAGATTTTAGGATACACCCCATCGGTGAAACTCAAGAGACTTTTCAGTATTTTTATGACTATTACTTCGATAAAGCTCTCAACATAGATAGTGATTTCATACAGGGTCAAATAACCTATCTACGGAAGGAACTTGTGGAGGCGCAACCCATCAAGCGTATCACTAAGAAGGTGAGGAATAGGGTGATTAAACATTACTGCTATATGCATGGTCTCGGTGACGAGGATGTCGAGATTGAATTTTCTGAGAAGGATCTACAATCTATGTGTAGAGCGTTCGTGGATACAGAGAATGAATTTAGACTCAGGTATCGTACAGCTGTCGAAAAGAGACTCGAGTGGTTGGAGCAGTCGGATGACAGACTCGATGATGTATAAAGATTTGGAGATCTAAAAGGATAATGTTAGCTCTAGCTACATGTAGACCAATACTAACACCGAAACGCGCGAAGCGTTTTAAAATATACGCTACAGCATATAAGAATGTTGACCCTTACCGTGAAACTTCCTTACGGTACATGGGGTACGCGAATGAGCTTGGTGAAGCTTTTACATCGTATCTCCCTGAATGGGGTCTTCCCGCGTCCTATTGTGTCGCTGCATCCTATGTCATGTTCGACACGATCGACAAGGGACAGAAGGCGTTTGATGCTGCCGAAGAAGAGGACAAAATCGTAGACACGCTCAGGATTTCTACGGAAACCTTAACTTGGCAGATGCTTGCTTCTGTCTTCTGGCCGGGTTCGATCATCCGGGTGATTGTAAACATGGCAGCTCACATGGCAGGTAATGATCACCAGTTTTTACCTACACTTGTTGGTTTAGCAGCGATCCCGCTAATCATTAAACCTATTGACACGACAGTCGATAAGTTGATGGAGACTTCCATTTCGAAGGTTATCAACGGTGAAATCAAAACACCAGAGGATGCCAGTACCGCATTCGCTACCACGATGGGGTCTGTATCTGTACCCCCAGTTATGTACCTGTTGGCGGATTTTATCAAACCTAAGTGAATCTAGGGTACCAAAAAAATATATGTAAAAATGGATAATCTCCGAAATCTCATGCAATGTCTGGACGACATTTCCAAGATGATCCCTGAGGGCACCTACTTGGAAATGTGTGACAACCTCAAACAGGTTCATGACAACATACCCAAGAATGATGATCCACCGGTAAGGGACAATCGTCGCGTACCTTTCCAGGCGGTTCTCCCAGGTGAATTGGATGTTCATCGAATCACGAATGAAAGTGAAAGTGAAAGTGAAAGTGAAAGTGACTCAGAGGACGAACCATGGCACCCCGAGTGGTACGATGAATGGTCACAGAACGAGGAGTGCCTTCGACGACTCCTGACCGACTTGAAAATGGCTAAATCTATGATTCGGGATGCGAAACCTATTCGGCGCATGACTAAAAGGCTCAGGGAAGAAGCTATGAAACATTTCGCAGCATTTACTCCGATCTTTGACATTAATGTTTTTGAAGAAGTTGAAGCGGGTGAAGCCACCTTTGAAAACTATGTTCGACTGACAGATTTCGCTAATTTATCACCAGCGGATCGTAAAGAGCTCACGAGTAAGAAGTTTGAGAAGAAGATTTACGAAGACTATAAGATGCTCGAAAACCATCGCATTGAGGCGAGAAAGAACGATGCAATGGAGTTGAAGAGAAACTTGGAGATTGAGATTGATGACATCAGGGAACGACAGAACTATCTGAGGGTGCATTACAACTTGTAAGTTTGTGTGCACCACCACTTGTTCCCCCCTGTATATTCGAAGATGATGTGGATGAGGGCGCCGGCGATGAGATGGAGCATTGGGGTATCAACCTTGAGGTTGAGTTTACTCACACCCAGGATGAGTACAGCATTCATGATTCCAATAATTAGTGATTCCATCAGGACGGTTTGTATAGGTCTAGTCATTTAATATATCCAGGAAAAAAATATTTAGTAACAGTAAAACAATGAAGAACGACACTTCGAAGATTGCTATGTACATCGCGATCGGTGCCCTACTCGCCGTGATTGCTCTCCAACTGATGGGTCGTCTGAAGACCGAGCGCTACGAAGGGGGTGACTCTGACAACACCAACGCTGAGCTCTCGGCGCTTCTCGCCGAACTCGAGGGTGACCAGTCTGCGGAGGGTGACGATGACGATGAGGACGATGAGATGGAACCTGCTCCCATGGGTGAAGACTCCGATGATGAAATGTAATAATTGTGACTCGTTAATAAAAAATCTCACAATATATAAAGATGGACTTTAATCCGGTGATGGCACCACCGCCCATGGCTGGTGCTCCAGCTAAAAAGGGTGGAAACACGACTTTATATATTGTACTATTTTTACTATGTGTCATTTCAGTCATGGCTGGAGTTTTCCGTTACCAGACGCAAAGCGCTGCTTCGAAAGCCGAAGCTGAAATTAAAAAAGCTCGGGAAGAAGCTGCAGCTAACCTGGAAAGGATCCAGCGTGAAGCCGCTGCTGCTATGGAAAGGGCCCAGAGTGATTTTGAAAAGCAACAGATCCAGGCTGAGGCTGCTGAAAGGGCGCGCATCACTAAGTTAGAGGCGAATGCAAAAGCTCGTGAGGCCCAAATCCAGGCCAATGTGAAGGCTCGTGAAGCTCAGCTCAAGAAGCTCGAATCCAAGGTAAACGCTGATCTCGCGGCGGCCGCTAAGACTGTCAGGAATGCGAATGAATTGAGGGCGAAGGCGAATTCTGAAAAAGCTGCTGCCGTAAAGCAATTAAAAGAAGCCCAAGAAGCGCAGGAGAAGGCGGAAGCCACGGGCAAAGAAAATGATAAGAAGTTAGCTGAAGAGAAGAAAAAGATGGCGTTAGAAGCTGCTAATAAGGTTGCTGAAGCGGACAAGAAAGCTCGAGCTGCCGCCGATCAAGCTCGAAAAGTGGCTAAGGAAGCTCGGGAACTTAAAACGAAGCTCGACAAGGCCAATATCACTCTCAAGGGTAATGAGAATGAAATTGCGGCTGCTAAATATAACGCAGTTCCCGGATACCAAATACCCGGTCGTAAGGGTAAGGGTAACAAATATAATGTATCGGGACCTAAAGCGTGTATCACAGAGGCTAAGAAACTGGGAGCTAATGTATGGGGATATAGGGGGAACAATCACCCTGATAAAAAATATAAGAAATCATGCTTCTTTTATGGGGTACCATCGGGTAATACATTTTCAGGACTAAATAGGGACAGCGTCCACATGATCGGATGTACATATGGTGGAAACCCTAGAACAGGATGTGACTCAGTTCCCAAGGTTCCCAAGGCGACTGTTGCAACAACTGCTAAAAAGGTAGTCTCAAAAACTGCTAAAAAGGTAGCTAAATATACCTCCACTAAGAGCACGAGCACCAAGAAGAGTGACGATACCAAGATTTACTTGTATAGGATATTTGGTAAAACAAAGAAACGCTATTGCTACAAAACAGGAAATGATGTTAAATGTGCCTCAAGCAGAAAGAGTGGTTCAACCAAAAAGTTCATTATGCGAGATCTGGGTAATAGTCAGGTTGCTTTGAAGGTTAAGGGGAAGTGGTGTGCAGATGAGGGTGACAAAGTGAAATGTGACAGGTCTGCTATCGGTGCCTGGGAGAAATTCACATTGTCGAAACATGGTAGTGGATTCAAATTAAAAGGTGGTAAGGATGGTAAGTGGTGTAGACGCGTTTCCAATAAAATTAGATGTGATCGTAAGGGTATGAGATCTGGTGCTATGTTTTATTCGACGAAAAGATGAAACCTAAGTAGTTTTCAATAAAAGTAAAAATCAACTAAAATGTTAGAATATCTCGCCCTCATTGCGGAGAACGAACTCCTTCGTATTGAGAACGAAAAGCTCAGGGCTATCCGTTGCCCCTACGTCACCCGTAAGGGTACGCAGTGCAAGAACAAGATCACTTGCAGGGTCCATGGAGTGTCCGGTGTGCTACGAAAGTGAAGCGCGGTGTCGTTTCACTTGTGGACATGGATTTTGTGAGGGGTGCACGAAATCGTGGTACATGAAGGGTAAATCTTCGTGTCCAATGTGTAGGGCTTCAATGTGTTTCAAAGGAATTACAAAGTTGAAGAAGCAGTGGTATCGTGAGAAGCAAGAAGAGACTTACAAAAATCTGTTGGTACAAATGTTTGATGAGTTGATGGAGGAGTATGACGACATTATTCTCAAATGTATAGAGGTTGTTCAGAATAGATTTCAGTACACGATACTGAAGCATCCAGACATTTCATGCGAGTTACTTGATGTAGTACTTCGCATGACGTGGGTGGACATTGACTATATGTTGAATGATCCGGATGAT